TTATCAATCGTAACTCCTGAAAATGTTTTAGATTGGAATTTTGAAAGAAAAGTAAATGGTAAATATGAACTTAATTATTTAAAGATTAGAGAAGAAGTTGATAAAGATGGTGGCACATATATGAGAGTTTGGTATCCTGATAGAATAGATACTGTGTATATGGCAGAAAGAGAAGAACCATCTCTGATAGATACTGTACCTAATATGATTGGCAAAATACCAGCAGTTATTTTATACAATTCTAAATCGCACAAACGAGGAATTGGTCAATCAGATTTAACAGATATTGCAGACTTACAAAAATCTATCTACAATGAATATTCTGAAATGGAACAATTAATCAGATTAACTAACCACCCATCATTAGTTAAAACTCCAAGTGTAAATGCAAGTGCTGGTGCTGGTGCAGTTATAGAAATGCCTGATGAATTAGAGCCAAACTTAAAACCATATTTACTTCAACCATCTGGTCAAAACTTACAAGCTATTATGGAGTCTATTAATAACAAAGTAAATTCAATAAATAGGATTGCTCATACTGGTGCTGTAAGAACTCAAAAGACAGGCATAACATCTGGTGTAGCTTTACAAACAGAATTTGAATTACTTAATGCTAGACTATCAGAAAAAGCTGATAACTTACAAATAGCAGAAGAACAATTATTTAAACTATACGCAATATTTCAAAATGTTACATTTGATGGCGAAATAAACTATCCTGACACATTTAACATTAGAGATTATGCTGCTGATCTAGTTTATTTCCAACAAGCTAAATCATTAAACATTGGTTCATCAACATTTAGTAAAGAAGTAGATAAAGAAATTGCTAGAGCAGTTATTGATGATGATAGTAAATTAAATGAAATCTTTGAGGAGATAGACCAAGCAACAGAAGTCGGTCAATTTACACAAGACGAACCAGCACAAGAAGATCAAGAAGTAGAAGAAGAAACTATTTAATTAATTTAGGTTTAGATAAAACAGTTAAAGGTTTCATAACTTGGTCAAAACCATTATCAAAAACAAAATCTCTTTGATCTTTAGTATGTCTTTTAATTTCTGCTGTAATAGTAATTTTATCTCCCTCTTTAAATTTAGAATCACAATCACTACATAATTGTTTTGAATTACCAAAATAAATTAAGCTATTATTATCTGCATCTTTAAATTTGTGTGCTAAACAATAACCATAATTACTATCAAAACCAAATATTTTAGTTATTGTAAGTTCTAAATCTAAAATATCTCCTACATCTCCAACATAAGAATATTTATCTTTTGCTTCTTTAATTTTTTTATCTGTTTCTAATTTTTCTATATTTGAAAAATAATCTAATACGTGTTGCTCTGAATAAACAGGGGTTTTAACAAGGGTAAATTTTTCCCAGCTTCTTCTATGCCAGATTACAACATCAGGAACATAACCTATCTTTTCTTCAGCTTTAGCTTTAGCTTTATTTAGATCAGTTGATAATTTACCTTTATAATCTTCTCCCTCATTTAAAATCCAATAAATATCATCAGCACCTTTTGAAATGTGGTATCCATTAGGGTAGTTTTGTTTTAACATTGGCTCTCTCTTTCCATTAGTTTTTATATATAAAATTTATAAAATATTGATATAAAGGTCAAATAATATATTGTCCAATAAACACTAGACTTTTGGACAGTAAAATAGAACATAATTAGAACAAAATGGCAGATATAGTCAAAGACGCAACCTTTTATCGAATCAAGCAAATAGAACTTGCTGAAGCCGAGTATTACAAATCATTAGTAGAAACATTAGATAGAATAGAAAGAGAAGTAGTATCTCTTGCAAGTAGATTACCTTTAACAGATGGTAAGTTAATAGAACTACAATCGGCTATTGCTATTAGACCAAGAATAAAATTTATTTTAGAAAGAGAATATCTTAAATGGTCAGATGATGTTGTAAGAGAGGGTTTTAATAAACAAGCTAAAAGAATTGAGAAAGCATTTAAAAGAATAGGTAATATACCAGTAGAGTTTCAAGAACTTACAAAAGGAGATTTAGCTTTAGTACAGAATCTTAAACAACAATATTTTACACAGTTTAAAGATGTATCAAATACATTTACCAGAAGATTATCAGAAAAGGTTTATCAGAATACATTAGTTGGTAGTGAATTTGCAGTATTAGAAAAAGAATTAAGACAAACAATAAATGGCATATATGCTAGTTCAGATGACCCAGAAATTCAACGATTAGTTAATTACATAAACGATAATAAGTTTGATAAGTCTAAACAAGCACAAGTTGATAAATCAATACAAACATTACAATCTAAATTTGCAAGAGATAGGGCTGGAGAAAACATGAAAAGATATGCTGGTCAGATATTAAATGATTCTTTGCGTGATTTTGATGCAACTTTAAATTTTAATAAATCACAAGATGCTGGTTTAACTTTTGTAAAATATTATGGAGATGTTATTCCAACTACTAGGGAAATTTGCAGAAATATGATTAGTGGTGTATATAACAAGAGGAAAAGTGGACTTTTCACAGTTGATGAAGTCAGAAAGCTGTGGGCAAGTAGAAGTTGGTCAGGTAAAAAATCTGGCGACCCTTTAGTTGTTCGTGGTGGTTATAATTGTCGTCATCAATGGTCTTATGTCAATCCTGATTGGTATGACAGCAAAGGCGAACTAATAATATAATAGGAGAAAACAATGTCCGAAGAAACAAAGGCAGTTGCACCTGAAACGCAACAAACTGAAACACCTAAAGAAGAAGTAAAAGTAGAAACACCTAAACAACAAACTTTTACCCAAGAACAATTAGACAACATAATCAAATCAAGACTTGAAGCAGAAAAAAATAAGTATGAGAAAAAACTTCAAGATGAAGAAAATCAGAAAGCTGAACTTTTAAAAGAACAACAATTAAAAGAAGCTAAATCTAAATCTGATATTGAGAAGATTATGCAAGAAAGAATAAAAGAAAAAGAAGATGAAGTATTGAGATATAAAACTCAAATTAAAAAAGAAAAAGTAGATAATTCAATACTTTCTGTTGCCAATAGAGAAAAATCTATTAATGCACAACAAGTCGTATCTCTTTTAAAAGACGAAGTAAGATATACTGATGATGGTCGTATAGAAGTAGTTGATAATAATTCTAATGTACGATATAACACTAAAGGAGAACTTTTTACAATCGAAGATCGAGTGAAAGAGTTTTTAGATAGTAACCCACATTTCCGACAAGGGTCATTGTCTGGTTCAGGAAGCCAGAGTGCTATTGGTGGCAAAACTGTTAAACCCTTTAACTTACAGGACTTGGACTTAACAAAGCCAGAAGATCGTAAAGCCTATAAAGAATATAGAGCAAAACGAGATTCAGGTGCTGTTGAGATTAACTTAAACAAATAAACTTAATAGGATAATAAAATGGCTAACGAAACAACGTCGTCAACAATATCAGAACTATATACTGAAATTGTTGCAGAAGCACAATTTGTAGCTTCAGAAAAATCCATTATGAGAAACCTAGTTAAAAACTATGCTATCTCTGGTGGTGGTAAAGCAGTTGAAGTTCCTGTATATGCACAAGTAAGTGCAGCAGCAGTAGCAGATGCAACTGATTTAGCTAATACAGCAATCAACCCTAGTTCAGTAACAATTACTGCATCAGAGGTTGGTGTTATGACTACTCTAACTGATTTAGCAAGAAACTCTGCACCAAGAAATGTTGCAGCAGATATTGGTAAATTATTTGGGGAAGCATTAGCAAGAAAACAAGACGCAGATTTAACTGCATTGTTTGATGGCTTTAGTGTTGCAGCTGGAGATGGTTCAGCAGCAATTGCACCATCTGATATATTCAATGCTCTTTCAACTTTAAGAGCAGCTGCTTTATCAGCTAACGAGTGTGCAGTTGTACTACACCCTAAAATCGCTTTCGATCTAAAAAAAGGCTTAACTAATACTTTTGCTGGTTTAGATACTGAAACTTCTAACGAAGCATTAAGAAGTGGTTTTGTAGGTACACTTGCTGGTTTAAGAATATTTGAAACTTCAAATATTGCTAATACTGGTAATGCTGGTGATTACAAAGGTGGTGCGTTCCATAGAGATGCACTAGCAATCGCTATGATGCAAGATGTGAAAATCGAAACTCAAAGAGATGCTTCTTTGAGAGCAGACGAGATTGTAGCAACTTCAGTATATGGTGTTGGAGAAATCCATGATTCATATGGTGTTGAGTTACATTACGATTCATCTATCCAATAGTAGGATACTTTGTGAGGGGGAGAAATCCCCCTTACATCAAACCAAATAGGAGAATAAAATGGTTAAATTAGTATTATCAAATGAAAAAATGATTACCCTAACAAGAGGTAATAAAACAATTACAAGAAGTGAATTAGATTACGAAACAAATAAATCTATGTATGATTTTAGAGGTTTTAAAGTTGCATCAGATAATGTAAAAGAAGTTAAAGAAGTTGTTACAGAAAATGTAGTACCTTTAAAAAAGAAAAGAAAAACAAGGAAAAAGAAATGAATCAATGGTTATGGCTTAAAGGAAAAAAGAAAGTCAAATGGATTTGGATAAAAGCAAAAAATAATCCAATGTACTCAATCCCTTTAGCTTTATTAATTGTTTATTTAATTTGGAAGTAAATTATGGCTAATTATACTGGTGCAAATGTAATAACAACATCAGATGTTTTAAAATATCAACCTGATGCTTTTGATTTTGGTATATCCACAACAGCTACTGAAACTACAAACTTTTTAGCACAAACTACTAATGATATTTTAAGAGCATTAAGAGTCGAGTGGTGGCCTGTATATAAAACAAATATATTCACAGATATTACAG